AACGTAAACGAACCCGCAGTGGTAGCGTCAACCGTATTGGTAATATTACAGAAGATTGTACGTTCCGCAGAAGTGTACTGAACAGAAGCCGGAGCAGTAGTGCCATCCTGCGTCTGAAGAACCAACGAGGTTACAGTCACGTTATGCTCAACAACAGTTGTACCGCCATCTAGGATTTCATCAGTCTGGGCGGCAACGATCTGTGCGCCAGAGCTAGAAGTTCCAACCTCATAACCAATATCACCTGTGCCGATTACTGGCGAAGTGTCACAGAAAATCTTAATGTCAGTGATTATTGTGTTTGCAGGTTGCGTAAACTCACCAATCGAAGGGCTATCCCCTGCGGTAGTGTTCACAGTAACACCTGTCGCGTAACCGACATGCTTCACATACTTATTAGTAACAATTCCTGTGGAAGCAGTGTTTGCAACAGTGGTGATTGCGCCCGTAGTAGCGTTCTTGGAAACGACTTGAAATCCGCCTTCGGAACGAACCGGACCCGAAAAAGTTGTATTAGCCATTGTGATCTCCTGTCTTGGCTAGTGTCAGCCACATTGTGCGGCTGTCAGGGATACTGACACAATACAACAGGTTTAAACAAAAAGAAAGGGCGATCCGAAGACCGCCCCAGTTGAGCAGGGAGGGAAAATCCTTGCGGTTATTGTAACACAGATTACGCTCCGGGGGAACCGAAAATACAACGTGGGTCTGAGAACCCAAAGCTGTAACGCTCACGCGCCTTAAAGCGCATGTTACCTGTGTCGAAGTCTGCTTCCATGTTGGTCGAAAGAGCGGTGCGTTCAAAGTGAATCATACCACGAGGAGCGTCAGTCATGATGAAGAACGCATCTGGGTCCGTTAGGAAGTCATTAACGGCGAAACCGTTAGGCAACATACCCATCGAACGGATGGCGTTCGTATCATTATCCGCAGTACCAACGCGAAGGTTGGACACCATTAGGCGCTCTGCAACGAACTGCAGTTGACGTGGGATAAGAAGCTTCAAACCCCGAAGAGCAACCTTCAGTCCACGCTCATCAACAAAACCAGCGATGTTAATCAAGGCATCTTCAAGAGATGTCTCATTCAAATCAGCGGCTGTCGAAGGCTCGTTAGCAAAAGTGCCACCATTCGTCAGAGGGTGAGATGCATCGCACAAAGCAACCCCATCACCACCAGCACTAGCGCCAGCGGTAAACGCATTGTTAAGAACCGCAGCGGCCTTAACTTGCTTGGTGTGTGCCATTGAACGAGCCAACGCACGAGTATACCGCGAACCAAGACGATCATAGAGATTGTCTTCGATTGCTTCCTCTGTAATAGAGAACGCAAGTGCGATAGTTTCGTGGTTGTAACGAGCAGTGTATGCTTCGTTAGCATCGTCAAACGATACGTTAGAACCCTCCGCCTTAGTAGGCGCAGCGCCAAATCCACTCAACATAACTTCCTCCTCGAACGCTCTGTCCGATGATTCCGTTGTGTAGATTTCCGCGTGTTGGTTTTCGTAGCGGTCGTACTCCATTCCAAACAGAGCGTTTAGTCCGGGTTCTAGCTCTTTCGCTAGTTGTGCGCGAGAAATAGCCATTTTCTAAACTCCTTATACGCCTGTCGTGGAAACAGTACCAGCCGCAATAGAACCCGTAGGCGCATTGAAGTGGTTGTTAATACGAACGATTAACGGGATACCAGCCGCAGTAAAGTCGCTGTTATCTGGGTCATCCATGATGCCCATAATACGCAACGCTAACGTGTTGGTGGTGGCGATGGTATTCAAATCAGCGGTCGCTGAAGAAATACCAGTGGTGGTTGAACCGCTGTTGCCTGTCGCAAACGCAATGTTTGCAAAGACCGCCGCACGAACTTCAGCCTCAGTGTTTGCCGCCGCCACAACGTTAGACGTTGCAATGGTAAACAGTTGTGCTGGGTTGTCGTACAAGAACGCCTTTACAGGGAAGTTTGAATCTGCTCCTGATCCGGGCCAAGTGTTCGAAAAGATCGTTTCACCCGTAGTCGAAGAAACATACTCACATCCGTTAAAGACGCCAGCGATTGAGACGTTACCGCCAGCCGCAGCTTGCAGATCGTCAATGACCCCTCCAGCAAGCGGGATAACCGCCATACCTTGAAAGATCGGGTTACTATTGTCCGAAGCTATCCGATACTCGGTTGTACCAGTGGTGTTAGCAGCGGACCCTAGAATGCCATACGGACGTAGCCCGAATGCTCCATTTGAATTTGCCATAATAGCAATCCTCTAAGTTAGTCGGAGTCTCTGCGTGAGCCTCCGAACGATACACGACTTTGCCGACTATTAGATATCGGCATTGAAGGATGTTGCTCCTTCATTAAATCCTGATCGACAGCTACCATCTGTTCGCGGGTCCGGTTCCCGTAGTACGCGGATCGTTCGTCGATAGTCTCGGCAGGTATACGACAAAGCATTAGTCCGCCTTGTCCAATTACTCCTTCATACTTCCCGTCATCAATAACGGGAGCCTCATAGTTTGGATATTCGTCGGAACGAACAGGCTCCCATCCCTCGCGTAGCTTGGCATGGACGTTCATCTTATCCTCTTCGCCGCGCATTGCGACTCGTATCCAACGGTGCACATACCCCGGAGGGGCATCAGGTGCTTCTAGGTGGCTGGGCGGTGCCCAAGGTTTTCTGCGTGAACTTGTTTCACGGGTCTCGCTCTCACGAGGTTTTCGATTAGCCATGCTTTTAATCCTTCACATACTTAGCGTATTCTTCAAGCGGCACGTTTAAACGTTTCGCCATCGATATTTGTGACGGTGATAGCTTAACCGATTTGCGCCCCTGTTTTGCAGTGCTGCGGGATGCGGAAGCGCCAGCGGATGCGACCTGTGCTCCTCCCGTTTTGTTCGCCGTTTGGAACTTGTGCGGAAACTCCACACGCATACGGCGATCAACCTCACTATAGTAGTCATCGCTAGTCGGGTCAAACCCTTCTTGCTCCACCATCTTTTGGTGTATTCCAAAAGCCGCATAGGTCATAACCTCATCAGCGCCAAACCAAGTGTTCTTCTCAGCCCAAGACTGTGCTTTTGGGTCCGGCTTTGCCGCAGGCTTCTCCTGTTGAGAAGCAGGGGCAGGAGTCATGGTCTCTTCCCGAGCAACTTCTGTCTTATCAGAACGCTCTTTAGCTATGCGCAAACGCTCTTGCTCAATGGCAATCTTGGACATGGCCTCTTGAGCCTCGACCATCTTATCCGCGTCACCCGTTTCATGAGCCTCTTTGAACACTCGTTTAGCTGCGTCCATCTGAGCTTCAACTCTACCACCATACTCAGACAAGTATCCTTTGTCCAAATTCTGCATGCGGTCTTTAAGCTGCTTGTTCTCATTCATAAGCTCTTGAGCAACGCGAGTAGCTTCTTGGCTAACGCGCTCCTCGTTTCGATACTTCTCCGTAAGCTTGGAGATGCGCTTTTGAACATTTGCGCTGTAGTTCTCAAGCTCCTCACCGTCTTCTTGCTTTGACGGCTCCGCCTCTAAAGGAAGTTCTGCCTGTTCCGGTTCTGTCTCCGGAACATCAATCTCTACCTCTACAGATTCTTCTTCGATAACAGCCTGTTCCTCTGCCATTGTTGCCTCCTATATATGCTTAATATCATCAGGTTCTAAAATAGTGGCTATAACCTCGTCATCATTAATGATGCGAACCTCCCCGCCATCTATCTTAAACCTAGAGCCGGAGTATCGGCCTATACAAACCCAATCACCCTCTTTGCACCAAGGGTCTGCCTGCGTTCCAAACTTTGAAGGATCATCATATGCTAAGGGTCCAAGCTTTAAAACATAAGCAACCACAGTAGCCACAGCCTCTCGGTCCCTAACCTCATCAGGGATATGTAAGCCTCCAGTGGTTTTGGTGGCCCCTTGATAAGGCATCACCAAAAGCCTCCAACCCGTGGGTTGAGGTAGCCTATCAAGAAGAGATTTATCTAAAAGGTCCGGATCAAGCACTCGGTCCTTGGCGTCAACATACGCGCCATCAACAATAGAAGGGTCCGAAGCATCGGCCTTTCCTTTGTTCATTTTTTGCGCGAGATGTTCAGGAAGAAATAAGGTCTTCGACATCTTCTGCGTTATTCTCCAGCAGGGTTTTTAGCTCTGATCGCGCATAGGAAAGTCCCCGTATCTCTCCCACCAAAGATTTATAATGCTCCCAATCTTTGGCAACATCATTCGCTAGAGCGTCCGCGAGTTCCTGTTCACGCTCTCGCAGCACCTTATACAAGTACGCAGCTAATGCAACACCGTCCATCAATCTTCCTGATACAAGTTATTGAATATCTTGTTTACGTCCAGAGTGTAATCAAGGTCAGACTTTGAGTAGTGTACTTGTTGAGACGGCCTAAAATCTGGCGCACCCTCCCCAACCTCAAACCACGCTGGATGCGTAACCCGAACTCTGTTGTTAGGTAACGCCACTATATTCCCTGTCCAATCTCCAGCATCCAATAGCTGGAGAACATGCGACTGCTTGTGTTGAGCAGGGTCATCAGCAATCTCACTTTCCGTATAGTCCACGGTAAATAAGTATTTTGCCGGATACATCTCTCCATCTATCTTTGCCATCCAAGGACAGGGGGTGGCTCTGTCCATAACGTAAACGGCATGATGGTGTGACGAACAATCCCACGGTTGAGCATCATACGTCTGCATGGGATCAGGCCACTCCTCCAAAGGAATGTCCGCCACCAACGCAGTGATAGGCATCCTTGCCCACATTGCTCCGCCATGTACTGTGTCTTCTTCCTCGTCCTCTGCCTCGCAACCCGTGAAGATAACTTGAAAACTAAGACACCTATTCGGCATCGAAGTCACACCTATCACCATCGCATGCAGGAACTCTCCGTGGTACTGCTCATGATTATGAGTATACTCACGCCTCACCCATGCCTTAAAATAAGGCACGTTAGAATGTAAATAAGCCATGTGTTATTTTTTAGCGCGACCGCCCTTTTTCATTTTTACTTTAGTGCGACCACCAACCTTCATACCCTTGGGTTTAGCGCGACCACCGACTCTCATGCCTTTGGGCTTCATCTTAGCGCGACCGCCATCCATCATCTTCTTTTTGTTTCCCGTTTTGCCACCGTTACGGTAGCCCTTTTTCTTCATCGCCATGTCCGGCTCCCTAGATAAAGTATATGTATTAGTATACAGGACTTTTTTCTGTGTCAATTTTCTTTGGCACACAATACGCAACAACACGATCTTTAGCCGCAATACCGTGAGAACTGTATCTTTTCACCAGAAGTGAAGCCATCGCATTACAGTGATCTACACGGTAAAAGTACATGTCTTCAACAACCAGCTCTCTTGATGCTCCATAACCCACGAACAACAAGAGAGCAAAGACATACATCAGAACATTAATTCAAAATGCGGAGCATCTATGAAGGGCCTACGCGCCTGTGATCTTCGTGTATCAATATACGAACACATAGCGTGTTCTGCTGTGCCTTCGTAAGCGCCAAGGTCATCAATAGTCCACGCCGCGCCCCACCTCAGCTTAACCCCCGCTGCCTCTGCCGCTTCCTTCATAGCATCGGCAATCTCATCATAAAGGTTAAGCTCCCAACGACCTCCGCCATCACAATAAGCCATCAAGTCTACCGCGTTACCGTCAATGTGTTTTGACCGCATGGTTTGAGATGCCCCTTTTGCAACTAACGCCTTCTGCTCCTCTATCGTTCGCAGGCCGCAGATCACACTGAAGTCCTGCTTCGTAACGCCGATGGCGTACTTCACGACAGTTACCAGATCGTCGTTGACCCCTTCTAGCCTTGACAGGCTTCGCTTTCCTAACTTGTATCCCATGATTCATCCTTTCTTTGCTATGAGTCTAGCCTGTTGACGAATAAGTTCCTGTTGTTTCTTTAAGTCAAGCCACTGTTGGTCAGCCTCAGATAGCTTTGGAAAAGGAACTACCTTATCTGTCATTTGGCTGCGTACTTAGAGATGGCTCTATTACCAAACCAAAATGCCAATACCGCACTGAACAATCCAGAGGTTTCGCCATCCCACATTAGATCAACGGCCTGCATCCAATCACCACCAGCCTGCGTAACCTTAACCATAATCACAACCTTCGTGGCTACGAACAATCCGAAAAAGGCATAAGTAATAATAGGACGAACAGAACCCCGAAGACCGTTGATAAATCCTCCAGCGTCGATAGATCGATCATGTGCATACAGCCCCCTTGTTTCTTCAATGTCCGCCTTCTTGTCTAACTCAACAAGCTTCATCTCAGATCGTCTTTGAGCAAGCTCTGTTTCTAATTGCATCATTTCCATGCGATGCTTCTGCGCTTGGTTTGCCTTGAAGTAATCAAGAACAGACGGCAGGAACGAACTGCCGAAACCAAGTAAACTTCCCAGTAATGCCATCATTTTTCTGATCCTAACCATACGGCGAATGCGCCTGTCATAGCTCCCGTTACGGTTGCAGTCAGCGCAGTAGCTTGCGTACTAACAACATCCTGCGGCAACGACATAAACCACTCAATCACTCTTATATACATAACAGTCATCACCAACATCATAAGCCGAGGCATAACCTTCCACGCCAAAAACTTCTCCATAGTCATTAGAAACCTCCTTTCAGGCCATCTAATATCTCCGATAAACTAGGGCGTTTATCCTTCTTCTCGTACAGACAACTAAAAACCTTCGGGCATTCTGAAAAACTTTTAGTAGGGTAATGATACCCCAATCCTCCATAACCCGCTGTGAACCTATAAACACACACCTTTTGACCGTTTTCGGCTGTAAACCGTTTCCATAAGTGACACTGAACATGCGTTGGATTAGCTACTCCCGCAAGAGTTACAGACAAAATAAGCGCGTTTATCATTGCGTAACCAATACTATTAAATAAATACCACCACCTAAAACGCCGATTATACCAATACTTAACGCGCCAATAGCCATATTGTTTTGTATCTGACGCTTGGCTTCCATAGCGCGATACACGGTCTCCTCCCGTTCAGCACGTATCTTACGGCGCATACCCAGCATCTCATCGTAAGTCCCCAAGCCAAACCTATAGTCCAGCATGAACTTAATCTCTTTCTCTTTTTCCATCAGGGTCTTCTTGCGGATCACGATATCCATAGCTTGCTGCTCTATGTTATCGGTTCCGTGCGTCTTCTTATCCAACCACGTTGGATTCTTACGCTGGGTTTCTGCCTTGGTTATGTCCGCAACCGCACAGTACCACTGCCCAAGCTGCTTGCTGACGTCCTGCATCTCACGACCAGCGCCAACCAACATCTTCACGCCCTTAAACGCGGCGTTAGCTGCAGCAAAAGCCGTTACAGGATCAATCATTTATCTCTCCAACATGCGATCCATCTTAGAGTCTAAAGCGTCCAACCTCACAATAACTCGGTTTATGTCAGTGGTGTTTTCAACCTTCGTGACATACTCCTTCGCCATCTCTTCTCTAGTGCGATTCAAAAGTATCTGCAAACGGCTCATCTCAGAAACTTGGCTTCTAACAAACCAGCCCAATCCACCAATAATAGCCGTTAAAACACCACTCCATAAAAATTCTGGACTCATTATCCTTTTCGCACTGATGCTTGACGCTGCATCTCAATACGCTCCTGATTAACCGCATTGCGATTATCGGCTATCTCTTCTTGTAAATCAAGTCGAGCAGCATCAGTAACGGCACGTTGTTCAAGCTTGGCACCCTCTATCTCAATCTTAGCCTGATCAATAGCAGCCTTGTGCTCCGCCTCCATCTGTTTAATCTGAAGCTCCTGCATTCGAATCTTAACCAAGGGGTCCTCTCCCGCACTGTCTTGACCCGCCGCTAAACGAGGCATGATGTCAGCCATTAACTCAGCCTCTACCACAGCAACCTGAGCCTCTACCTGTTCTGGCGAAAACTGTTGAGGCTGTAGTTGCTGCATCTGCTGTTGGGCTTGCTGCGGCGATATAGCCCCTGCCTGAGCCATCTGTTGTAGTTGCTGCATCTGCTGCTGTGGTTCCGCAACAAGAGCCTGTATCTGTTCCATAACCACTTCACGAGCCTTCATAGATACATGCTCTAACACATGCGTATATAACCCCGCCATAACAGGGGGCGTCTTCTGCAGTATGGGTAAACTCAACAGGCTCAAGTGAGACTGTATGTGAGCGTCATGGTCTTGAGGAGGAAATGCCTTGGCTGGCTGTCCCGAGATCATGTCCGCGTTCTCCATCGCAGGGTCCTTTGGCTGCGGTTGAGGAGGGGGAGGAAGTATCTCATTAATGTTTTGCACCTCCAACGCCTGATACATTCTTCGATAGGCGGCATGGAGGTTATGCATTTGCGGGTTTGACTGAGCCAACTGTAGTTGCTGTTGGGCCAATGTAACTCGCTGCGCCATCGAAAAAATGTTAGGGTCACTGACGGGGAGGACGTCAACCCTGCCGTCGAAGTCTTGCGCCTTAACCTGCTGGGGTGCGCCAGCTACCTCATATGGGTAAACGGGAGGTAAGTTTTCAGCGAAGATACGCGCCAAAAGCCGAAACTCGGTTTTCTGCGCGTAGTGCAAACGTTTGTGAATCGCGGACATAACCTTCGATCCACGTTCCAATAGCGCAACAGTCGTTCCAACTGGCGTCTCTTGGTTCATGTCTGATATCTGTTGGTCCGCTACAGATATAAAGCGTCTTCCGTCCGCAACCAAACCGCCAAGCATCTGCGCTAAGGTAGCCGATGGCTCCTTATAAGGCAGAGGAATAATCGAATCCCTAATCGCACCGCCCGGAACATCAATGTCCCGCCACTCTCCGGGCTGCAATGGCTCGTCAGAGTTACGAACGCGAACACCACGGGCCTTGAAACCTGCAGGTAAATTCGAAAGCGTACCCGCATCAATCAACTGACGCAGCAAGCTTGTCGAGGCACGGCCCAACCCGCCAATCATATGCACTAAACCAAAGCCGTAAAACCCTAATCCGGGCATGAACTTATAGTGCACGAAGTATTGACGCTTGCGCATCATGGGATCACCCATGTCAAAGTTGCGCCGAATAGACAGAATCTGTCCCGAGTTGTCATCAATCGTAATGATGTACGGTAGCTTTATGCCCGATGGCTCTCCCGTCTGAGGGTTTATGTCCTCAAAACCCTCAATGTCCATGTCCGCATGCATCTCTAGCACCGTCAAAACATCGTCAGAGTAATTCTTGGACAGCCCCTCTAGCTCATTGACCTTCTGACGAACAGAGTCAGCCTCAACCTCCCCGCCCTCTTTCAAATCAACGTCACGATATACACCACCAACCTGCATCTTGCGTACATCGTTGATGTCCATACGCAATACATGCGTAACCCGATTGCTTGTAGCTAAGTCGGACGCAGAGTACGGCACAACCAAGTCTTGTGCTGGGATGAACTGTGCAACTGCACGTTGCTTCGTGGGATCAAAGTAAACCTTCTTAAACGTAGAACCAGACAAGGGGAGATAAAACAGCATCTGATCCATGTCCGGATCATACTCTTCCATGATCTCCGTAATCTGGTAGTTCATAAAGTGCTCTACCCGATTGGCCTGATCCTCACGAGCTTGGTCCTGCAAACCCATAAGACGAGTTCTAACAGGGCCACCCGCTGGCAAAAGCTCCTTGTATGCCTGTGCCTGAAACTGCGTAACACTCTCGCTAATCATGGGATGCACAATACCGGACGCACCCTCAAACGGAGTTGTGCGCTCCTCTGCTTTTAACCCAAGTAAATCTAACCCCTTGGTATACGTCTCTTCCCACTCGGACCTCGACTCTAAATCTTCCTCGTATAAGCCGCGAAGATCAGAGGATATCTCTCCAAGAACGCCGTCATCCAAGTATTCTGCCAAGTTAGCGTCAAACGGAATGTCATCAGGTATATCTATAGGCATCTCTTCCATAGACTGAACTATCGCCCCGCCCATGCCGTCATCAATAATCTCGGCTCCGTTAGGAAACTCCATAGGAACATCAATCGGTACTTCTATGTCTGGTGACATCACCATCAGTAATACTCCCGTTTACGAGGTTTCCATTCATCCTCTAGGTCATCTTCGCCGTCCAGATAGATAAAACCACCCTGCCGAAAACGCATCAAAGCTAAGGTCATACTATCACAATAATCGTCGTTGTCACCATAGGGAAAAGAAACCACCTCTTCGATGACCTCTTCAGGGAACTTCTTGTCCGAAGGATACCAAACAACCCCCGCCTCAAATAAAGGAGCTACCATGTGCATCCTAGTGACCTTATCCTTGCCCCTGCCCGGAGAAAAACCCAAAGCAGGAATGCCCTTGAGACGTAATTCGTCTATCAAAGGCTGTCCCGTGGCCTTGGCTTCTATGATAACCATGTCTGGGTCCCAATAATCGTGCTCGTCATAGGCAATTTCCTTTAATTCAGGGAAACTCCACCTACCACGCTGCGCATCCATCAAAATTATGTGGTCAGGACCGCCCTCTAGCGGGTTAAACACGCCCCAAGTCGTAATCGCGCTGTAATCCGCGCTCTCTTTCTTCGAAAACGCCGTATCATACGACTGCATGACGTATTTTAACGTGGGAACCTTGTCCTCCTCCCACGGTTGCCACCAATCGCGCTTGATAATCGCAGATTCAGAGGCCGTGGGCGTCTGTTGCCACTGCGCAGACCACTTTGACACGGGCAAAGACGCCTTAATCCCCAGTAATGCGTCTTTTTCCCAAAACTCAGGCCACAAAGGGTTGCCGCTAGGCATAATCGCAGGGAATTCCACCACTTCCCACTTGTCCGCCATCACATCGCCGCCCTGTCGGGCCAATAAACGACCCGTCAAGTCCTTCTTACCCCACCGAGTCATGACAATTATGATTGCACCACCCGGTTGTAGACGCTGACGAGGACCAGAAGTGTACCACTCATACGCATGGTCGAACGCAGTGTCGCTCATAGCGTCCTGCTCCGAGTGTGGATCGTCAATTACAAACAAATCCGCACCACGACCCGTGACCGCCGCACCAACACCCGCCGCAAAGTACTCACCGCCCTTGTCAGTACCCCATTTTCCCGCGCCCTTGTTGTCCTCCTTCAAGTTCGTGTCCGGAAAAATCTCCCGATACGCAGGATCGTCAATTAAATCTCGGACCTTCCTACCAAAACGTACAGCTAGTTCTGTATTATGGGTAGCCTGAATGATCTTTAGTTTAGGGTTCCTACCCAAAAACCATGCAGGCATCAGGTAACTCGCAAACTCGGACTTCGAATGACGAGGCGGCATGTTAATAATCAACCGCTTCAACTCGCCACGAGCCACAGCCTCTAGCTTCTCCGCAATAACCCTGTGATGACGCCCCTCAATGAAGTTCTCATACACATGATGCGCGAACGGCATGAACTTGTTCTGCGCTTCGTCCTGTAAATCAAGACGCCTCTTGGCCTCCGTTAAAGCCAGTATTTCTTTTAACGCCTCCTCGGGAAGCGCATCAAAGCTCTGAAGGGTCATCTTCTTCCTCTGCGGGATAATAAACCATTACCAAAGTCCTACACTCAGGACACGACAAGTTCGTCTCCATAACATAGTCCTCATCGTCCGCTATGTCATGGTCCCCGCCCCAAATTAACTCGGTACTACAATGCCAACACTGCATTTTTATTTTCCCCTAAAAAGAAAAACCAAGGCAGATAGCAATGGGAACACGAAGGAGCCTTGTCCACCGTATCCTCCTCAATCCCCCTACCACAGTGCCGACACTTCACACCTACACCATAATCGGTGTGATAGGTATTCCAGCTATGCCTTGAGGAACAGGAGGCGAGATTCTCGGAGCAGTGTAATCTATAGATTGAGTATAGTCCATCAAAGGAAGAACAGGAGAAGTCATGCCACCGCCGCCGCCACCCGGAAGGTCAGGAAACGGAGTAGGCACAATCGGCTCAGGGGTCACGTCCATTACAGGAACACACATACCCGTTACCGAATCAGTCTGATAACCCTCGGGACACGGATCAACAAAAGCACGATCATAGTCATCGCCCATTGACCCTGAAACCGCCTCTTGTGTCTTCTTAGTACGTTCATTAAAGTTGTCAAACGCTGTCTGGTACGCTTCCTTGGGCAATCCCGCATAACCCATAGACTCCATCGTTTTCTGAAACCCCGGTAGGCTAGTCCCAGATAAAGAACCAATGCCCAGACGGAGATCAGTTAAGGCGTCTTTTTTCGAATCAAACATAACGTTTTTAAGGAAGTCGAATGGGCCTTCAGGCTCATATTTCCTAACTCTGGGACCTTTGAAATAAGGAACATCATCAAGCACCAGTCGAGAATCATTATAATCTTTAGGTGCATCCATCATTTTTTGGTAGGCTTCAGAACCGCGGCCATCAGAACCTTGGAAATCCTTTCTAGCCCTTTCGACCTGTTTGGCAAAATCATCGGGACGAAGTTGAGGGCGAGGGCTAGATGTAACGTTTCTGTTACTAGAACCGCCATACCCAGCTTCTTTTCTCCCAGCCCTATCCTGACCCCGACCAGACGTAATGCTGTCAACGAAATCTCCTATGTCGTCGAAGATACCCATATTAATTCCCCATTCTAAACATGTTTCCAATACTGTCTTTTAAACTACCAATGCCGCCCGTAAACCTATCCATAGCACTAGGCGGTCTTTGAGAAACCTGCAAGGCACTCGTCGGCGTAGGCATGGGCATGGGACGTGGTGAAGACTCCATCATAATATTACCAATACCAGAACGTTTCTTGTCACCCTTCTTAGCCTCCATGACAGCCGAAGCTATCGCCGCCACCTGTGGATCAACGCCACTAGCCGCTCCGCTCGTGATCCCCGAAGCTTGGTTCAAAGCATTGTATAAATCCGCGTCCGCAGCCCTGATAGCCGCCGCTTCTTCCCTCAACTCAGATGCTGCAAGGTCTAAGTTCGCCTCAGAACCAACATCATCTGTAATCGAAAACGGAGCAAACTTACGAGCGTAATCACTCATCCTTGTCTTGTACTTATCCTGCTTATCTATCTTCCCGTCACTACGAAGATAAGTTGCCATTCCCGATCTGCCGCCCAAATGAGCCATAGCCAGCAACGAGCCTTCAGTTATCTTAGTTCCTTTGATCGTGGACCCAAGATACTTTCCCAAATCCTTCTTCTCAATATAATCTAAAATGTCTGCCTCATGCCAATCCATCGCCTGCTCTTGCAGCCTAGGACTCGAAATAAACTCTTCCCGACTAACTGGACGGCCTAAGAAATCTGCAAACTCACTCAACCTAGCGTCACCAAACTGATAACCGCCATAATGACCAGAATCCGATCCCGTCTCACCGTAGTTACTACTGCTCTCACTACCAAACATCGCTCGTCTGAAAGGACTGCTCATATCATATACCCCATCGAACCAAGGCCCGTGAACCGTGAAACATCAACACGACCACCATCCCTAAACATAGGCAAGCCAACCTCTGCAACAGCCTTGCGAAAATCATCCGTCATCTTAAAACCCGGAACCATAAAAACCGTCTCCGCGCCGTCTCTATCCGCACCGTACATCGGTATGTCCTCAACCTTCGGCATCTCCAACTTTGAATCAGCGCCCAACTTGTTCAACACCTTCTTCAAGGCCCCCGGAACAATCTTGTCGTAATACTCTTGCTGTCCACCCAAATCACCAAACGTCATGTCCTTCGCCATCTGACCAGTACCCAACGTAAAAAACTCCGCACCAGAATCTGCAGCCTGCTCCAAGGACCTACGAATTGCCATGCGCGTAATCGTAGCCGTGTCGTATAACTTACCAACCCCTAACTCCGAAGCCGTCTTATTTCCTCGCGTGTTTCTCAAGTCCATCAACTCAGCCATCAACTTATCAACCTGCTCAGTAATAGGAATCTGGTCAAACCGAGGACCAAAACCCGCTTGAACAGAGGCTGAAGAATCATTAGCCTCAACTATATTCTTTTTAAAAATCGTACCCTCTAATAAACCCAGTATCTCCTGATTCTTGGAAGATGCAGCACTGGCCTTCCTTTGGCCCGTGTCTCGTGAGACCCCAGTGTAATACATAGCTGAAAGCATGTCACTTCTGTCAGAACCAAGGTCCTCCAAAATCTTCCGGTTCTTCAATATAGTGCGTGAACTGTTGTTCACATCAGACTGTATCTCGCCCAAATGAAACGTCGAACCACCGCCATCTACGTCAAACACAGCAGAACGAGTGTGGAATAAAGTAGGACCACCAACCTGCTCCATAGGATGATGACCCGCCGTCCTGTTCTTTAACTGCCTAGAAACATCAGGCCCCAAGTTAGAATCACGTAACGTAAATACCGTCTCTAAATAATCAGTGCCACCCTTCGTGAAATACTTATCATATTCAGTGCCACCCTCTCGCAATTCCGTAATCGTAATCGGAGAACCTAAATTAATGTCATCAGGAAACTTGCCGCCCATCATGCGCTCCTGAAAACCAGACAACATCTTCGCAGCCGCAGTTCCGTCAAAATCCGTTAAATCCTTCAAAGACATTAAACCACGAGCCTCTAACTCAGCGTCCGTAACACCCTGACTCTTTAACGCCTTAAACGCAGCCTCCCCGTCAGGAAACTTCAAACCAGACTTCCTAGAAACAGTCTGTAACGCAGCCTGTAACCCGCGCCCCGGATCATCCAACCCATACGATACCTGTGGTGGCTTCATGGGAACCTGCGTAAAGACAGTGGCATCTCCAGCCGCTACCGCATCCAACGCACCATCTACTGGATTATTAGCGGCTGGGAAATCCGCTCCTGCATCCGCTAACGCCGCCTCAGTAGGCCCGTAATCAGCGTCAGTAAGACCAGTATACGCATCGTCATCAGTAAACGGGATTTCGTCAACAATGCCAGCATCGTCACGAGCGTTTGCTAAAGCCTGATCTCCAGCTTCGTTCCTCATCGCATCAACAGGATCAACGTTTAAACGAGACTGCTGATCCATCAACTGACGAACCTCAGCAGCAGTAGCGCCATCATCCAACATCTCCTGAATATCTTCCGCGTCCGGAACATACTCCGGATCATAATAATCACCAACAGGAAGACCCATTTCTTCGTCATCAAACATAGCACTCTGCAACGCTACATCTTCCGCGTCCGGATACTCCCGATTAAACCTATCAAGAAGTTCAGAATCAGTCATAGACGCAGCATCCAAACCGCCCCTGTCACCCCCGTACATCGCCTCAAAATCCGTCTCAGGTACAGAACGATCAGTCGTGGAAAACTTGGAGGCATCACCAGAATCAATGCCCAACATAGACATCAAGGTACGACGAATCGGCTCACTTAAAAAACGACCAACACCAACACCCAATAAAGCCTCAGCAGGACCCATGCCAGCCTCTATCAAATCACTCGTCTCGCGCTTGCCAGTAGGTGAATACTTCTCAGGCTCAGAATAACGAGCAGCAGCGTCCCTCGGACGCATGAACATACTAACAACAGCATTCATATTAGACGCATCGTCCAAACCTAACGTAGACGCAATCCCACGCAAATTCGGAGGAATAAAACGAGTGGTGTCTATCGTGTAACGATCTGCCATGTCATCGAACCTCGGACCTTGGTTACCGGAACTATAACCAAAGAGAAATGATATTGCACCCAGATTTTTTCCGAACGAAAAAACACCGGAACAATTTTATCGGACTAACACTATAGGACGCCGCACGACCTGCGTACCTCCTAAAAGGGGGTGATGGGGGTCGAGGTTGTCTAGCTACCGTTGCAATTAGGCATAGTAACCCCCAAGACATGCTTCCAGAAAACACAGGGTTGTTCTAGGGCCTTGTGCTTTTCAAGAGGCATATGCTTTCTCTGGAGCTTGCTTGTCTGGAAAGGCTCGTGCTTTTGCTGGGGCCTATCACGCTGCTGGAAATTTATTACTTGGTCCTGTGGTTTTAACTGGGCGTCCGGGCAGGCTGTCGTGAATCAAGCCCTCAAGGGGTCTTGACCCTGACGGGCTTCCATCCTTGACGCAAGGATAAGTTGAGCGGCTAGTCGCCGCCTGCTTCAAAGAGTCGTTCCACACGAGTTGGTCTGCCTTAAAAAAGGGCCTAAGCCCCGGCCTATCTTCCTCATCGTCATAAAGTCATGGAGCAATATGTCTGCGCAT